ACCTACAAGCCACAAATGGATGCGGCTAAGGCCACGATGGATGCAGCTAATGCTAAACTCAAAGCAGTTGAAGCCGAAGTTTTTCAGAAGTCTATAGCCCCCACCGAAGCCGCCCGCCCGGCCCCGCCCGTCACGGCAGAGGCCAGCCCGGCAACGCCAAGCCTAGCCGAGCAAATAAGGCAGGCCGCAGGCGCAGGCTTCACAGAAACGAGCCAGCCAAAAGCCAAGCCAGCCTTCCGTGTCCGCACCCTCAAAGGTGGCGAGCGCGTGATTGAGCAGTTTGAAGGCAAGGCCAAAGGCTGGAAACGCCAGATCGCCCTACGCGGCGAAGAAATGGACGACGCATGGATTCAGAAGTGGGTGGAGAGCCGCAACGGCTTCCTCATGCCCACAGACGAGCCAGCCGAGCCGCCCGCCCAGCCGGGCCAAGAGGCGGCCCAGCCTGCCGCTAATCCACGAATCGCCGAAATCGACGCCGAGCTTGCTAAACTACAGGCGCGTTATGAGCAAAAGGCCAAGCAGCAAAGCAAAGGCTCAATGGTTCCGCCAGCAATCAAGGCCGACGCATTGAGGGGAATCACCAAAATGATGGACAAGTTGGATGCCGAGAAAAAGGCACTACTTGCCGCCAAGCAGCCCAGCCAGCCTGCCCAAGCGCCAGCCCCCGAAGGGCAGGGCGGGCAGGTGCAGCCAGAAGATAAGCCGCCAGTTGGAGGCCGCGACGAGCCAGCCCCGCCAGCCATCACGGCCCCCGGCGTGCGTTACAATGATATTCCACTGGAGCTTGCCCGGCGTGCTCATATGTGGACATCGTTTGTGCCAGATGTCCGCGCCCGTGGCGAACAGCGCCAGTATGTCGATTACATGAATGGAGTGTGGGCAGCCTTGGAAAAGGAAGCCGACACCGACGAAAAGATGGCGCAGGCCAAAGAGCAGTTTGAGATTTACCGCGCCCGCTATGTGGAAAAAAACAAGGACTTGCTGCGCTCACACGCTGGCTTGCTCTCCGCGATGATCACCGGCCCGGCCAAGTTCCCCGTCGCCAAGGCGGAGAAGCGCAACAACGCCTACAACAACAAGCTCAAAGACTTCATTGCATGGGACAAAAAGGCCAAGAACGCCATGCTTGGTAAGGTCAACCCGCAAGCATCCGGCATTATCTCCGCTGATGACGCAAACGCCCCAGAGCAGATCCAAGCCCGCATTGACGAGTTGAAGGCCCGCCAAGAGATGATGAAGAAGGGTAACACCCTCATCAAAAAGAACGCAGGCGATAAAACGGCGATGGCCCAAGCCTTGCGTGGTATCGGCGTGCCAGAAAGTGAGATCAAAAGCGTGCTTTTCCCGCCGCAAGGCTACGGCCTCGGCTGGCAGCACTTCACGCTTACCAACAACAACGCCAACATCCGCCGCAATGAGGAGCGCCTAGAGCGTATGCAGAGCCTCCGCGCCCGCCCAACACTGCAAGCCACCTTTGATGGCGGAAGAGTCGAGGAGAATACCGAGGCCAACCGCGTCCAAATCTTCTTCGACACCAAGCCGCCCGCCGAAATGATCGCCAAGCTTAAAGCCAACGGCTTCAAGTGGGCACCCAGCCAAAGCGCATGGCAGCGGCAGCGCACGCCCAACGCCGTCCGGGCCGCCGAGGCTGTGCTAGGCGTAAAGATGGCCCCGCCTGCCGTGGAGGCCGCCCCAGCCGCCGACGAAGAGGCCGACTTTGGCCCCGCCACGCCAACACCTTTGGCTGCCGATGAAGGCCAGCCCGCCAGCCTAGCCCTGCCGCCAGCCGGGCAGGCCGTCACGCCGGGCGACCAAAAGAGGGCGCAGGCAGGCGGCGAAGTCGGCCCTAATGGCGAGTGGTATCCAGGTGGCGCGTTTATCGCCACAACAGAAATGCCCAAGAAACTGCGCCAAAAGCTCCAAAAGATGGTTGGTGATGGATTGGTTGAAGTGGCTCGCGGTGAACGCGAAAAACAACAGCCAGGAATGTTTTCGCCGTATAAAAACCTCGTCGGCATCGCCATGGGGCCAACAGGTAATTTGAATGAGGCGTATCTATCCAACGACCGTAACAACTTCGCCCCCGGTTATGTGGCACAGGTTCGTGATGCAGTGAAGGCATGGAATGACGGCAATCGCCAACTGCCCATGTCGGAGTTTCCTTTGCTGGTGAATGCCACGGACATTGCCCGAACGCTGGATGCTGGACAGGCAATCTCAGGGGAGATCATCAACAAAAACGCATGGGCCAAGTCGTTTGTCGAAACCTACGCCCCAAATAATCAAGCGACCCTCCGCAACCCGCCCGCCCCAGAAGGCGGCCAGGCAGCCAGCCAAGAGGCCAGCCAGCCCGAGGCCGACGAAGAGGCCGACCCAGACTTGGCCGCCTTCATGGCCGAGCAGCAACGCCTAGCCGAGGAAGAGTCTGCCGCTAGGGAGGCGCTACGCAACGATCCTGACGCCATCGACGCCATGCAGGCCAGCGGCAAGATGTCGGGGCGCAACCTATCCAAACAGTTCGAGTACCCTGAGGCCCGCGCCGTGTATCAGGCTTTGACCGCCGCCCGCGACGAGCTAGGCGGGCCGGAAACCGTGCAACTCGACAAGCTCCGCGAATGGGCAAAGGAAACCTTCGATAGCGACTCCGAGAAGTACGTCCAGTGGGCCGCCGACATGGCCGAAGAAAGCAAACTCCTCGACGTGGACGAACAGGCCGTACTCGGCCAAGCCTTCCAGTTCCTCACCCGCGAGGCCCGCCTGACCGGTGACAAGAACATCCGCGCCCTCCTCAATAAGGTGGGCAACTACTACCTCGACACCGGCACCCGCCTAGCCCAGGCCATGAGCGCCCGCCGAGATCCGCTGGAAAGCCCGCAGGAACGCTGGACCAAGGCGCTCGACATCGTGTTTGGCCCCAGCGAAGCCGTCCGCCGCAAGCTCCGCATCCTGCCTACCGCCGCAGGCAAGGCCCGCCGCATCGCCAGCCTTGAGGCCGAGCTAGCCGAGGCACGGGGCAGCCGCCGCGCCGACATAGAGGCAGCCCTGAAAACCGCCCGCGCCCAGGAAACACAAGAGGAGCTACTGGAGAAAGACGACGCCGAAAGCCAGAAGATCAAAGAGCGCGTGCTGAAGAACATCGGAGTCACCGAAGACGACCTCATGCTCTCCGGCACCGACCGCGTAGCCCTGCAATCCGCCATCCTCGACCTCCCCGCCGTCAAAGAAGGCCTCGACGCCTACAAGGGCAAAGACAACGACGGCTACAACATCATGCGCCTAGCCTTCCGAGGCTTCTCCGACGAGCACATTGCCAACGCCCTCAACCTCAACCAAGACGACGTGGGCAAGTTCATCCACGACGCCACCGCCGCCATCATCCGCCCCGCCGTGGCCGCCCAAGTCAAGGCAGGCACCGGCTTTGGCGGCCTCATCAAGGCTGGCTTTGCCAAGCTCAAGAAGGCCGTGGGGCTGGGGCTGCCACCCAAGGCCATCGAAGCCCAGCCAGCCTTGCTAGGCGGCAAACGGCAGACCGTGGCCGACGTGACCGCCGAGGTAAACCGCGTGATGGCCTACGCACTCCAATCCGCCAAGGCCCGCAACTCCGGCAAGCTCATGTCTAAGGTGGTGATGACACCGGGCGGCCAGCGCGTGCGCGTATTTGTGCCATTCGACCCCGACGACATGGCGAACTACTACGCCTTCGCCCGCGAGTACACGGCAGCCAAGGCCAGCGCCTTCGACAAGGTGTACGAATACTGGATCAACTGGCCCCTCCTGTCCGGTCCCCAGACGCAGGTGGCGAACATCACCGGCAATGCCGCGCAGGTGGCATGGCACTACACCGGCCAGCGCCTAGCCGAGGCCACGCTGAACCTTGCCTACCAAGACCCGAACGCCCCCCAGTTCCGCGAGTTCAAGCACATCTTGAAAGGCTTCTGGCAGGGCATCGGCCCAGCCTTCGAGATGGCCCGCCAGACCTTCCTGACCGAAGGCGACACCATCCGCCACAAGTACCTTGGCGAGCCCATGCAAATCGACATGGTGGACGGCGACCTCGATAAAGTGGGCAACATCCGCGCCAGCGTGGGCGGGCAGGCAGGCCGTGTCAGCCGCCTGCCGGGCCGTGTGCTCCGCTTCACAGACGCCTTTTTCAAGACGGCCATCATGTACGCCGAGGCATCCGCCGTGGCTTACCGCCGGGCGCATGTGGAGGCCAAGGCCCAGGGCTTGAGGGGGCAGGCAAGGGCCGACTTCATCGACACCGAGATTGCCAACACCATCAACGACACATCCAGCGCCGTATGGGGCGAGGTGATGAAGACCGCCGAGGAACTGCTATTCCAAGACGACAACTCCGCTACTGAGATTGTGGACACCGTGCTAGGCGGCTACAAGGGCATTAAAGACCTGGAAAAGCTACTTGCCGAAGCCGAGGCCAAGGGAGATTCCGACCTTGCCGCCAAGCTCCAAAAGCGCATCCGCTCCCGTAAATTCGTGGGAAGCCTCATGCGCTGGATCTTCCCATTCCAACGCACCCCGACCAACATTGTCCGCGCAGGCATCAAAAAGGCTGGTGGCTCGGCTATCAGCCTGCTCTACGGCCTCACGCGGGCAGGATGGCTGGCAATGGGTAAGAACGGCGTGCCTATGATCAAATCCTACCCAAAGGCCATGCAGATCAAAGACGCCTCCGAGACGCTGCTAGCCGGGCTTGGCTGGCTGGCCTTGGCCTCCATGCTGGAAGGCGACGACAACGACGACGAAAAGCCTGTGCTACTCGTTGGCACTCGCTCGCACTCACTGAAAGAGCGGGCGGCAACCGATCAGTTCCTCCGCAAATACGGCGGGGAAAACTCCATTGTCTGGCAGGATGGCAAGGGCAAGGTGCTTGGCAGTTTACCCTTTGGCCGCTACGAGCCAGCCGCCACCACTCTGACAACGTGGATTGACGCATACCGCAACTATCAGGAGGTCAAACGCCTCAAGTCACAGGGCGAGAACGCCAGCTACACCACTTACATGCTGTCCAGTCTCGTCTCGTCACTGGAAGACAAGTCATTCCTGCAAGGCTTCGCCAACGCCATGCAGTTTGTCCGCGACGTGGAAGAGAAGCGTGAGAACCCCGACCAAAACGCCGGGGTAAAAATGCTGATGAACAACGTCATCCCAAACCTCATCAAGCAGCCGCTCCGCAACATGGACGATGTGCTACGCGAGCGCACGACGGCAGGCCCAGGCTATGCCGCCCTGCCAAACCCCACCATTGCCCCCAAGCTGCCAATCTTCGCCGCCCAGCCCAAAATCAGCACGACTGGCGAGCGCCTTCCCAAGGCCTTCACGCCGCCAGCCCGCCTGCTGTTCCAGGCCAACACCAAGGTTACGCCACAGCCTGACGCCCTCCTCTACCGCGCCAACCGCCTGCACCCCACCAAACGATGGAGCCCGCAACCGCTCCAACGCGACGACTACACTGCCAACCCGCCCGGCAAAGCCAAGCCTGTGCCCATCACAGACCCAGCCAAGAAACGGCAGTTTGCCGAGCTGGCAGGCCGCCTCTATGCCGCCAATGCCGCCAAGGTGGCAGCCAAGGCCATGCCAAGCGAGAAGGCCCAGCCCGGCGAGAGCCTAATCAAGGCCTTCAAGAAGGCCCGCGAGGATGCCATGGCCGCCGCCAGGGCACAGGCCCACGCAATGGGCTTGCACAAAGCCACAGCCACGCCATAACTACACACAATATCGAATGCAGCGCCTCATCAACTCCCATCTTACCTTTGAAAGTGACGACGCCGAGAGCGCATTCGTTCAGTATGTCATCGCCGAAGTGGAGAACTGCCGCCAACTTATGGGCGTCCAGACCACCAGCCGAGATTATACCGTTGGCTCTCTCCTTTGGCGCTGGGACAATTACCAACTTGCCTACGAGCAGGACTTTGAGCACCGCAAGGCCAACTGCCTGCTTTTCCGCGAGACAAATCTTTCGCTGAATCTGCCCATGACGCCCGTGAACCAGCACGGCGACAAGATGGACAACGATTTACTTTCTACGCCCGCCTTTTTTGGCCCAAATGCCGAGGGGGCCGAGGACGAAAACCCGGCGATTGAGATCCTGATGCAGCGCCTCAAGCACCGCGCCAAGCTCACGAAACTGAACGAGGTAGGCAAGAAGGCCAAGCAAGGCAGCCTCATCCGAGGCCAGGAGATCACGCGGGCTGGGCTGAGCGAAGCCTATTACATGAAGCCCGTCGTTACTCAAACTGTGACGCTAGACGGCAAAGTGATCAAAGATAGCCAAGGCCAGCCAGTTCTATCAACTGATAAATGGATTGCCGACCCGGCTTATCCAGACCGTCAAGTATTGGAGCGTGATCCGGCTATTTTTGTGCCTGTAGGGGCGGCCCTGCAAATTTCCAAGCCCAAGGTTGTGATGCAGCGCACCAGTAAGGAGCCGGGCGCAGAAACTAAGGTCATCCACTACGGCGACTTTTTCTGTCACATCAACGCCGAAAACCTCGACGTTTCACCGCTAAAAGGCCATGTCTTCGCCGCTAATCCAGGCGACTTGCTCATTGGCTACGCGCCCGAGACACGCGAGAAAAAGGCGTTTGACGACTACAACGACAAGGCCAAGACCGGCAACCTGACCGGCGGGGCCGATAACAACACCTACACCGTCCGCGCCAACCTGAACCGAGTTCGTGACGGCGAGAACGAAGCCTCCATGCGCCCAGCTACGGAAGATCCAAAACGCTTCCGCACCCGCGTTTATGTAGAGACATGGATTCGCTACGATGCCGACGGCGACGGCTATGCAGAACCTATTTACGTCCTCATTGACTGGGATGCTAAAATCCCGATTCACTACGAATACGCCACGATCATCTTGCCATGGTCCGACAAGGAGGCACCCCACCCCTACACCGACCACCGCATCTGGCCGAAACTGCACCGCTGGACAGGCCGAGGCTACTACGAGCTTCTGGACACTTGGCATGAAGTCTCCGACAAGATGCTGAACCGCATCGAGTTTGACGCCAATACCTCCGGCAACGTGCTCTTTGAGAATCCCCTAGCCACACAGCAGGGCATCGACGGCGGCGGCATCCAGTTCCGCAACTCCGAAGGCTACCAACTCCGCGCAGGTTTCACCGCCGACGACGCCATGGCCGTCAAGACCGTAGAGCCAGCCAATGTGGGTATTTTCTCCGAACTCATGGACCGCTTCATTGGCCGGGCCGAGATCAACGCCGGGCTCACCAGCCCCGCCGACTCCACCGTGGCCGATGTGCCGGGCCAGGACACGCTAGGCGTTGCCAAGATCCTCGAAAACACCAGCAACCAAAGCCTGCGCGCCCGAGAAAACGAAGTCGTGGAAGGCCTGACAGCCATGCTCAACGACTTTATCGACATCGAGCTTTACACGATGACAAACACCGAGGCCGGGCTGGCGGCCCTCATCAAACAGGTGGGCGAAGAAAAGGCCATGGTTCTGATTCAGTGGGTAAAGAGTTTCCCTGAAGATGTGCGAAACGTCTTCGAGATCAGCCTCACCAAGTCCCACAGCTCGCAAATGGTGGAAGTCGGCCAAGCCATCATCAACGTGCTCAACCAGTTCGCCGCCATGGCCCCGCCCATGCAGCAAGCTATGATGCGCCAGTACACCGACATCCTGAAAGGCATCGGCGAGCCAAACCCAGAAACCACCCTGGCCGCCATCCAGCAGGCCACCGCCGTCATGGCCCAGGCCCAGGCCGAAGCCATGGCAGCCGAGGCCGAGGCAGGCCAGCCGCCAGCAGAACCGCCCACCCGATAACCGCCCATGCCCAAACCCATCGAAGCCCTAGCCGAAGAGTTCCTCATTCAGTTGGAGAACAACGAGGCGTTTGATAAGATCATCGTGAAGCCCTACACGGCCTACGCCCAAGGCGCGCTTCGCCGGGCTCTAACCGAGGCCGCCAAGCCAGCCGGGCCAGTCAAGGTCGAGGACGCCAATGACCCGCTCAAGGTGCGCAATCTCCAGATTATCTCCGACTGTTTGCGCGAATACACCATTTACAACGAAGTCGCCACGCTCGTCACCGGCCAGCTCGCCGCCGTGCGCCAAGGCCGGGCCGCCAAGGAAAAGGCCGGGCAGGGCGGGCAAAAAAACTTGCAAGCAGGCAAAGAACCCGCATAACTACACACAATAATGGAACGCTACCCCCAGAACTACTACCACTACATGGGTGGGCTCATCATCCAAAAGCAACGCGCTTTTGAAACAATCACCTCGCCTGATACT